AAAAAATCGAAGCAGGCGGCTTGGAAAGTGACGTGGGAGAGAGGGAGCAAGTTCCACATGATTTGGCCGAGGGAATGTCCGACGGAGAATTCAGTCAAGTAGCTGACAAGCTTATCCGGGATGGTGCTGTCGTCTATGGCCATGGCGAGTTTTGTGAAGAGGGCGAGGGGTGAGCGGCAGGCTCCAGAAGGACCGACGAAGTAGCCGCAGAAGAGGGCGTACTTGTCTATTTCAATCTTGAAGCGAAGGGAGAGGAGAGGCTGAATGGAAGGCCAGGCTTGGTTCAGGGGGGGGATGGAGTCAATGAGGGAGTCGTCGCCGCTGACCATGACGGCTTCGGAGGTGATGTTGTATTGGGTGAAGAGGACGGCGAGGTTGTAATCAGTGTTGTCGTCATAGGTTCCAGGTTCTCCGGTGAGGCGCATGCAGGTGAGGGGTCCGAACTGGGTGTCAACGTTGGTTTTCAGATGGACGTGGAGGTCAATGAGGGCTTGAGGAATTGAAAGGCGGTGCATCTTGAGGCGTTCGAGCACTACAGCTTCTCCATGTTGAGATTGGTCGAAAGCAGTGTAGTCATTGGCGAGGTGAGGTTGATCTGTGAGATGGTCTTGGCACCATTGGGAAAGCTCGAAGGGGGTGTGCCCAGCGTGGACGTAGATGTTGGAAGGGCGGTCCTGATTGTCGAAGATGCGTTGATATTTTTTGACTGGCCCTAAAAGGAGGATGACGGCGTCGTGCATGAGGGCGAGGGTCTGGCAAGCTTTCCAATTCCCAAAGATGGAGTTGTCATTTGTTTTGTGTTGGGTCTTGGAGAATATGCGAACAGCTGACCAGCGCCAGTCTGGGTCTGAGCGATTTGCGTTTGCCATAATGACAGATTGGGTCTTTGAAGACAGCTGGCAAAATTCGTTGGCGTTGATACATTCAATGAAAAGAGCCTCGTCGAAAGGAATTTCGGAGAGCGGAGAACGATGGTAGGCTCGGCATAGAGACTGGAAAAGGACAGCCCCGAGAATCTCGTCTTTTGGGGAGATGGAGTAGGGGGCAGGCGAGGGTCGAAAGCGGAGACGCTTGGGAATGGACGCAGGTAGAAGGGTTGGGTCAGATTTTTCGGAGTGGATGGCGGAGGCAACGGAAAAAGGGAGGGCGGAAATTTCGAAAGGCTGGTTGAGCAGAG